CAAATAAAAGATATATATTATTTGAGAATACTTATGATTTACTTGGTTTTGAAAAAGATAAATTATATTTAATTGATAATGCTGCTAATGTGAAATTCAAAAGTTCTAAACCAGTTAATTTATTAGCGGATAGATTGATTAAATTTAGTTTAGGTAATAACTCTGATATTAGATTAAAAAATATGAATTATTGTAATCATAGTAGTTTATATGATGAATGTAATATGTTTGCTCTATTCCCAGTTAATGTTCAGAGTTATGAATTAATATATTATCAAAAAACCACCGAAGATTTAATAGAAATTGAACTTCTTGGAAATTCAATAAGAAATATTGAAGTATTAGCGAGGAATCAGGATAATAGTATAATTGAAGGATTATCCAATTACATAATGGTGATAGATTTAATCAATATTAAAGAATATGATTATCAAAAAAAAATATACAATGTCTTATTTGATATATACATGTGGGTCGCAACATTTTTAAGGGGGTATATTTAATTGTTCCATTAGTTTGATATGTTTAGCAGTTTTGCGGTGCTTTAACATACCCAGTTTACGAACCTCACAACCACATTCGCATATGGTTTTTTGCTGTTGATATGCTTGAATTTTTTCTTTATTATTTTGCCTATATTCTGTAACTTTTTTCAAAATTTTGTCTTTATTTTGAATATAAGATGTTTTTTGCTTTTCTGAAAAATTCAATTTGTTCTCATTATAATAATTTTTTCTGTATTCTCTGAGTTTTACATTATTTTCTTCTTGATATTTTTTTTGATAATTGATGAAAAATTCCTTGTTTTTTTGTTTGTATTCCTTAATTTTTTGGGTGATTTGTTCTTTGTTTGTTTCATAATATTGTTTTCTTTGTTTATTTATTGAATCTTTGTTCCTTTCCCTATATATTTTTGCATTAGCACTATGTGTTTCTTTATTATCTAAATACCATTCGTGCAAATTTCTTGTAGGAACACTACTATTTAGTTCAGATTTATATTGTTCTATCCAATATCTTTCCCTTGTTTCAGCTTCCCTTTTATCATTACAAGGGTACTTTTCAATTTCTATCATTTCCCAACTGTCCCAACCACCATTTTCACGAATATATACATACTTTTTCTGAAAATAATGTTCATTTCCTTCTTTTAATATTCTGGACTTGTGTTCATTTTTTCTCTTTCTAAAATTGGTAGTAGAACCAATATAGACATTTTCATTATTGACATCATCTTTATGAACTAACTTATAAATACAAGTTTTACTATAATCTGTGGGAACTCTGGGCATATTGTTTTATTATGTTATATAATGTTCTATTCTTTTATATAATTTTTTTAACTTTTACCATTAACACTTAATGCTTTATCCCAATTTAACCAGAATCTCCTTTTAGCAGATTGATGATTATTTATTATCAAACTACCATATTGTTGGTCAGTACAATATTTAAATAACTGTTCAAATTCTTCAAATGTCAAAATATTGCTAACTTCTTCATAATATTTTTCAAGATTACGATTAGATGATGTTTTAAATAATTGAATTATATCTAAATTAGAGCGAATAATGGGTGGTATGTATTTTATCTCTTGTGAGGTGAATATGAGATTGATGCCGTAATGGCGATGTTTTATTACTAAATTTGATATTAGTGAGTTCTTCTTCGCACCTAATACCGCATCTTTCTGTCCTATCAGATCATCAAGAATAAAGAAGTAACATTTATTTTTCAAATGCCCAAATATCTTATCTGGTGGTTCAAAATTATGTTCACCAAGTAATAATATATCTTCAATTTTCAGGAACATTGGATCTTTTATTTTCAAGAACCTTTTATAAGCATCAATATATTCATCTTTTTTTAATAACATTTCCTTTTCTGCTCTAACTTCATTAAAAACTTCTTCAATTACTGATTCTGTAACATTTTCGTGTATATCTTTATCTATATCCAGTGACTTTAATGTATGTACGATAGAATTACTACTAAAATTACTTGTTGGAGAAAACCATATGATTCTGTTAGGCATTATTTCACCATTTACATCTTTTACAGGATATTGTTCAAATAATGATAATAATTTTACGATGCTATATGTTTTACCGCTGTTCTTCATACCAAATGAACAATATGTAAAAAATAGGTTAACAGGGAAGTCTTTATGACTACTTTGAGGTACTGGTTTCTTTTTATGTTTAATTATACTGTCTAAACCTTGAATTTTTTCAACTTTTATATCCATATTACTATATTGTTAGATTAAAAATATGAAGGCATCATTAATTTAGCAAGAGATGCCGCTTCTTGATCTTGGAGTTTTTGACGAAGATTTTGTTTTGAAACTTGTTCTTGTAATGGTGGTTCTGGTTTAGGTGTTGGCGGTGGTTTATCTTTTTTCTTTTTTCTAATAATTACCTCCTCTTCTTCGCTTTCTGATGATGATGCTTCTATATATTTGATAACTTTCTTTTTAATCTTTTTTTCTGGTTTCTTGGTAACAGTTGGAACTTCTAATGTTTCTAATTCTTCCTCATATTTCTTTTTAGATAATTTAAGCTTTTGTTCTTTTTCTTCTTTTGCTTTTTTTAAAATTTCAGCTTTTGTTTCATATTGTTTTGCTAATGATAACTCTTTTTTCTTTTCCCTTGCTATTTTACCGATATTTCTTAAATGTTCTAATTGCTTTTCTGACATCTGTCTTACTGGTTTACCTGTTTTTTTACTAATTCTAATAGGTTCTTCTTTTGGTTCTTCTGTTTCTTCTGTTTCTGATTCTAATTCTTGCTCTACTTCAATTTTTTTTGTCATTTATATTCTATGTATAATATGAGAAATTATTTTCCGTAAATATTCGTAGAATGAGATATTATATTTTAAAAAAAATTTATTTCCTTATAATAAAGTTGAATGAAATCAGTAGAAATAAAAAAAAGCACGAGGACAGGTAAAAAATTAATGGCGATATTTTATGATGATGATAAGAAGGTTAAGACATTGCATTTTGGTGCTGTTGGTTATAGTGACTATACTATACATAAAGACGAGGCTCGTCGTCAACGCTATATTGATAGACATAGAAAAAGCGAAGATTGGGAAAACCCCATGACAGCAGGAACACTTGCCCTTTATATCCTTTGGTCAAAACCTACTATAAGTGCTGGTATAGCGGATTATAAAAAGAAGTTTGGTTTTAAATAATTTTTTTATAAACTTAAAAATTTATCGTAATCTTCTTGATTTACTAACCAAATTTTAAGATTTTTATCCCATCTCATTGAGGATAAATGAGGTTTAAAAAATTCTTTATCTTCATAATTAATAGCTATTTTATAGCATTTATAAGGTTTTAAATTTTCTGGTAAATCTCCGTCAATTGAGGGGAAATACCAAATTTTATCGGTCATATCCCATTTTACACCGAGTTTCTTAAATTCTGGGTTTTTTTCATAAGGGAAAAGTAAGCGTATTTTTTGCTTATTTGGAGTTGCTTTTAAGGTATTATGTATATCTGTTTGAGTTAAATCCGCCATTCTATTTATAATATACGGAGAAAATAATTTTTTAATATTAACGCATAATTATATGTGTTTTAAAAATATTTATTTAAATTAGTAATGAGAGATTATAAAAAATCTTGTATATATAAATTAGTTTATCAATTTGATAAAGAAGAAAAATTTATATATATTGGAACAACGACAAATTGGATTGTTCGTAAATATCAACATAAAAGGAGATGTAATGATGAAAATGACAAAGGGTATAATTGGAAGATTTACCGATATATTAGAAAATTTGGAGGTTGGAATAATTGGAAAATGATAAAAATAGAAGATTATCCGTGTGAAAAAGTAGATGATTTATATAATAGAGAGAAATATTGGATACATTTTTATAATGCAAAGTTAAATAGTCATAAATAAAAAATTAGTTTTTATGTTTTTAAAAAGTATATAAAAAATATGTTATATAATAATAAGTAATATGGCGGAGAAGAAAGTTAGAGTTTCAATGAAAAATATGACAGATGAAGAAAGAAAAGAATATAAGAGGGAACAAATGCGAAATTATATGGCGAAAAGAAAATTAGAAGACCCAGAATTTCTTGAAAAACAAAAAGAATATAATAGAAATAGATCTAAAAAACGACAATACAACCCAGCTAATGCTGAATATCATAAAAATTATTATAGAAAAAAAAGAGATGAATTATTAAATTTAAGAAAGAAAGTTGAAGAACTTCAAAATATCGGTGAAAATAAAAATTGATTATTTTTTTATGTGTTTTAAAAAGTACTTAAAAATAAAATCTTATTATATAGTAGAATAATATATTATTATAATATAACTATGCCCCCTAAAAAGAGAATTAATGTTAAAGAGGAATTTAAAAGAGTAATTGGATATAATCCACACGGAAACAATAAAAAATTCAAAGAATTGATGAAAAAATATAATATAACAGGATTTTCAAACCCTAAACAACGGAGAGATTTTTTAAATAAGGTTGTTGAGGATAAGGTAAAAGGAGAACCTGCAAGAATTATTCAAGGTGCTTTAAAAAGATTTTCAGAACAAAGAAAGCGTTATGTTAATGACTTTAAAAAAGATTTACTTGAAAAAAGAACAATAGAATTAACAAGAAAAGACATATTAAGATATAGTAGTATTGAAAATATAATTGAAATACTTCAAGATGTAATTGATATGAAAAAAAAAAATATTGGTATTAAAATGAATGGTGTTAATTATACATTATCACCTGAAAATATTGCTTTGATATTACAAATGGTTAAAGAAGGTGGATTATTAGAAGAAATACCTGAAATATATGAAGATAGTAAAACTGATTTAGCATATAGAGTATTGACCGCAGAAGAATTTACTATAAATACCTTTAATAAAACTAATCGTTATAAAAATATTGAAGGAGCTTTCTTCCCCTATTATCTAAACGAAAATATAAATATGAATTTAGACGAATTGCAAATATATAAAAAAGAATCTGATAATAAACAAAGAAATTTAGATAATTGTTTATTATTTGCTTTAAAACAATATGGAATTGAACAAGAAAAATTAGAATGTGTTAAAGATATGATAAAATTAAAACATATTCCTTTAACTGACATTGAAAAGGTATGTGATAAACTAAAAATAGGTATTACAATTTGGAGAAAAAAAGAAGATGTAAATAATGTTAGAAAAGTTGTATTTGGAAAACAATATATGGTTATGGTTGATATTGGTTATATTGAAAATCATTATTTCTTGGTTAAAAATAGTGTTTATACAAGTTATAGTATAAAAAATTATGATGAAGTTAAAAATTTAAAAGACTTTAATTATATTACTGATAAAACAGGAAAAAAGAAAAAAGATAGAACTATTAATACATTTGATTTAATTGATTTAATGATGAAAAATAAAGATTATTTCTTTAAAAAAATTAATGCTGGTAATATTAATAAATATGATGAAATATATCTTGATAAATTAAAAGATAATTCATTTGAATGTTTAGAATATAATGAAAATGATTATCGTTTAGTTGATTTTGATAAAACTAAAATTGAACCTGATTTAGATGTTGATGAAAAAACAAATGTAGTATATTTTGACTTTGAAACTGGTAAGATAAAAAGAAATAATAAAACATTTGTAGAACCATTCTTATGTTGCACTATTGATAAACAAGGTAATAAAAGATCATTTGTAGGTAGTAATTGTGCTTATGATATGTTAAAAAGTTTAAAAGAAGATTCAGTTTTAATAGCACATAATGCAAAATTTGATTATACATTTATAACTAAATATTTATGGAAATGTAAAGAAATTTGTAATGGTAATTCTTTTATTACATTTACAGGATATTTTGGTAAAGTAAAAATTCAAATTAAAGATAGTGTTAAACTTATACCAATGAAATTAAGTGAATTTCCAAAAGCGTTTAAATTAGATTATGTAAAAGAATTTATGCCTTATGATTTATATACTGGTGATAATATTGATTTAAGATATATTGAATATGATGCGGTATTAGATTATATTAATAATGAAAGTGATAAAGAAATATTTGATGAAAATATTAAGAAATGGAATTTGTATAAAAATGATAAAATAGATATGATTGAATATGCTCGTAAATATTGCGAAATTGATGTTGAATTATTAAGAGATGGTTATAATATATTTAGAGATAATTGTATAAGTCATTTTAATATTGATGTTAATAAAATATTAACTATTCCAACTCTTGCTGATAAATATTTTATTATTCAAGGTTGTTATGATGGTGTATATGAATTAGCAGGACAACCAAGACAATTTATTCAAAATTGCATTGTTGGAGGTCGTACTATGTGTTGTAATAATGAAAAACACATTAAAGAAGATGTGAAAATTAATGATTTTGATGCTGTTAGTTTATATCCTTCGGCTATGTATCGTATTAATGGATTTCTAAAAGGATTACCAAAGATAATAACTAATTTAGATTATAATGTAGTTAAAAATTATGATGGTTATTTCGTTCAAATTAAGATAAAAAAGATTGGTATTAAAAGAAATTTTGCACTTTGTAGTTATATTGATACTGATAAAGGAGTTAGAAATTTTACAAATGATTTAATTGGAAATATTATATATATTGATAAAACTGGTTTAGAAGATTTAATTAAATTTCAAAATGTTGAATTTGAAATAATAAAAGGTTACTATTTTAATGAAGGTTTCAATAATAAAATTAATGAAGTCATTAAATTTATCTTTGATAAAAGATTACAACTAAAAAAAGAAAAAAATGTGGGTCAATTAATATATAAACTAATAATGAATTCAGGATATGGTAAAGCAATTCAAAAATCACACGATACTGAAACAAAACTATTTGATACAAGAGAAAGATTTGATATATATTTATCAAAAAATTATAATAAAGTTAAATCTTGGATTGAATATGATGAAGGTAAAAAATTTAAAGTTACAATTGGTTCAACTATGACAGATCATTTTAATAGATGTCATGTAGGTGTAGAAATATTAAGTATGAGTAAAAGAATTATGAACGAGGTAATATGTTTAGCAGAAGATAATAAATTAAATATTTATTATCAAGATACTGATAGTATTCATATTGAAGATAAAGATATTAAAGTATTAAGTGAGTTATATAAAAATAAATATAATAGAGATTTAATCGGTAATAATTTAGGTCAATTTCATAGTGATTTTGAATTAGATGGAGCAGTAAAAAATATAATTGCAACTGATAGTATATTTTTAGGAAAAAAAAGTTATATTGATAAATTAATTGGTGAAGACAAAGATGGAAATAAAGTTGAAGGTTATCATTTTAGAATGAAGGGTATTCCAAGTAAAGTTGTTGAATATTATTGTAATGAAAATAAAATTAATTTATATGATTTATATAAACAATTGTATAATGGTAATAAAATTGAATTTGATTTAACCTGTGGTGGGTCAGCATTTACAATCAAACACAATAAAGATTATACCATTAACATTATGGATGATTTCACAAGACAAGTATGCTTTGTATAATTTTTTTTTTTATATTATATGGTTATATTAAGATATGAATATACCTTTAAATGTATTTGGAAAACACCAGATATATATTAGATGGTATGAAAAAATAAGGAAAGACAGATGAGAATGATTTAATTATTTTTAATATTCGTATAGATATATTATGAGAATGATATGAATATGTGAAAACTTTGCGGAGGGG